GGCACCTCACACAAAGTATTATGCTGCGGAGGATTTACGTGATGCAATCGCAATGCCTCTTACTGAGAAATTAGAAACCACGGATGGAAGAGTTAAGTGGGTTCAACCCCGTGCATATATCCGTTCCGAATACGGTGCCCCGTTGGGTGAGGGTGTGGATTCATTCCGTGACCTTGAGACTTTGGTTGACTATGCAAAGAAACTTTCACAGCATGTAAAATTCGTTGATGAGCGAACAGCAAAGAAAATCAAAATCAACATCAACGCTCTTATCCGTGAGGGTAAAGACATAGACTCCGATGCGTTCGCATGGGCGGGTTTATGTGATGCGTCACTGATCGAATTCTGGCATACAGTAAATGAGATTAAGTTGCAAGCGTTGCAGAGTTGCAAAGACGAGTCAGACTTTCAGACTTGCATCATGGGAGACCCCGAACCGATTCAGGGTGAGGGATATGTCATGGTCAGTCGCTTTGGATATTTTAAACTTGTGAATCGCAGGGCATTTGCTTATGCTAATTTTAACAATGGGGCATTTGCAGTCGCACGTTAAGGTCAGTCGTTCGTAAATCAGACAGTGGGGGCGTTGATGCCCCCCTTATATTAAAATTGCGTAACTACCCTAACCTACAAAGTGTTACCCAAGGCAGCTATATTTCTATTGCTCTATAAAAATTTCCAGTACTATATAAAAGCAATGTAGGGTTTCACAAATATGAAAAAAAATTTCGATAAAATATTTTCGACCATAGAGATTGATACAGCAACCGACAGATACCATCTAACAATTCCAGAGGAACTTATGAATGAATTTGGATGGTACGAAGACACAGAATTACAATGGGTCATTGATGGGGCGGATATAATCATTCAGGAAAAAGAATGAAAGAGTATCACATATACTTCAAGCATCGTTGCATATTTAAAGAATTAAGTGAGGAGCACTTCAACCTCATATGGGAACTACTTAATAAGGAATATAACTCCGAGTTATCTTATACAGAAATTACGGTAAACTATACAGAACAAAGAGAATTAATAAGGGATGGATCTTATTGACAATTACTATATAATGTTGTATGATATGCATACTATAGTATTCAATAAAAGCGAATTCGATTATGGCTAAAGGATTTACGGTGAAAGCTAAAACACCGAAAACATCAGGTAGTTCCCCAGAAGAATGGGACTATGACAGAGCAAGGGAAATGGTAAAAGGAAAATCAGTAGTTTTCTGTTTACCTGGTAGAGGTGTTTCTTACCAATTTCTTAAAACTTTTGTACAACTATCATTTGATTTAGTTCAGGCAGGAGCAAGTATACAGATATCACAAGATTATAGTTCTATGGTGAACTTCGCAAGATGTAAGTGTCTTGGTGCAAACGTTCTTCGAGGACCAAATCAACTTCCATGGGACGGAAAGTTAAAGTATGATTGGCAATTATGGATTGACAGTGACATTGTTTTTAACTCAGAGAAGTTCTGGCAATTAGTTCTTATGCAAGAGGACATTGCAGCAGGATGGTATTGTACCGAAGATGGTAAGACTACTTCTGTAGCACATTGGTTAGAGGAGGATGATTTTCGTAACAACGGTGGAGTGATGAATCACGAAACTATCGAAAGTATATCCAAGCGTAAGAAACCTTTCACAGTAGACTATACAGGTTTCGGATGGCTTCTAATTAAGAAAGGAGTATTTGAACACGAAGGTTTACCATATCCATGGTTTGCTCCTAAGATGCAAGTCTTCGAAAGTGGTGAAGTACAAGATATGTGTGGGGAAGATGTTTCTTTCTGTCTTGATGCAAAGGAGGCAGGTTTTGAAATCTGGTGCGATCCTCGTGTAAGGGTTGGTCATGAAAAAACCAGAGTTATATAGAATCATCATCGATGATAAGGAAGTATTCACTGGACTAGGACAGATAGAATACTTTCACAGAATGGAGGACTTTGCACTGGAATACTACCAGACTGGTTCTCCTCATCCAGACACAATTAAAACTGAAATTTATGAGGACAATTAATGGCTAAAGCAACTGGTGGGATTAGTGGAGGAGACTTTATACAGTCACCGCCGAAGAAGACTCGACAAGGAAAAGGCAAGCATTCAAAATATACGGCGACCTCTCGTAACTCGGCTCGTAAGAAGTACAGAGGACAAGGTAGATAAATATTAGGAACTGGGTATAAATAAATAAAAACTCTGTCCAATGGCAATTACAAGGATATCAAGATCATTTAAAGATATTAGTTTATCCTTTGAACCACATCCCGTATCAAAAGATCTAAAAGTTCTAAACAATGCGGATGCAATCCGTAAATCTGTAAGGAATATAGTTCAAACAATACCGAGTGAAAAGTTCTTCAATCCGCACTTTGGATCAGATGTCTATAAGAGTTTATTTGAATTTGTTGACTTTGGTACTGCTTCTACGATTCAGAGCCAAATTGAAATTGCATTAGATGATTACGAACCAAGAATTACCAATGCACAAATTCTAGTTGATGCTCAACCAGATACGCATACATTCAATGTAACGGTAATTTACGACATCATAGGACAAGAGTTTCCAACTCAAGAATATTCATTCCTCTTAGAGGCAACAAGATAACATGCCTTTTACTAAATTTCAAAATCTTGACTTTGATCAAATAAAGACCTCAATCAAAGACTATCTCCGTTCTAATTCCAACTTTACGGATTTTGACTTTGAGGGGTCTAATTTTTCTATTTTAATTGATACATTAGCATATAACACATACATTACTGCATTCAACTCAAATATGGTTGTGAATGAATCCTTCTTGGATTCTGCAACAATGAGAGAGAATGTAGTATCACTAGCAAGAAATATAGGGTACGTACCACGCTCTAAAACGGCAGCAACGGCACAAGTATCATTCACGGTAAATATAGCAACCAATACTCAAGTAGCGACTTTAAAACCAGGCCTAGTGTGTGTTGGTAATACTAATGATAGTTCTTACCTATTCTCTATAACAGATAACGTATCAACACCTGCAGTTTTTAGTGGAGATGATCCTGACAATCCAGAACCAGACGATTCATGGGTTGCAAAATTTAATAATATTCAAATAAAAGAAGGTACTTTCTTATCAAAACAATTTGTAGTTGATGCATCATTAGATCAACGATTCATTTTAAATAATTCAAATATTGATACATCTACACTAAAAGTTTATATCAATGGGCCAAATGATGTTAATCCTTCAGGTGCTTTAGGTACAGAATATACAATAGTTGATAATATTTTAAATATAGATTCTACATCAGAAATCTATTTGATACAAGAAATACAAGATGAGCAATATGAGTTATTATTCGGTGATGGTTTTTTTGGTAAAAAATTAGAAAACGAAACTGTAATTACAGTAAATTATATTATTACAAATGGAAAAGATGGTAATGGAATAGGTAAGGGTAATACTTTTTCTTATGCAGGAAGAATTACAGGAGATTCCACAACTAGTTCTAATGTTTTAACTAAAGAATTAAAACAATTACCTAGTGTAACAACAAATTTAAATTCACAAAACGGATCTGACATAGAATCTGTGGATTCCATTAAATATTTTGCTCCTAGAACCTATTCTTCACAGTATAGAGCAGTTACTCCACGAGATTATGAAGCAATTGTTAAAAAAATCTACCCAGATACCGAATCTGTAGCTGTTGTAGGTGGTGAAGAGATGGATCCACCTCAATTTGGTAACGTAATTATAAGTATTAAACCAAAAAATGGTTTTTTTGTCTCTGGATTTAATAAATCTAGGATATTATCACAATTAAAGCAATATACAGTATCAGGAATTAACCAAAAATTAGAAGATCTTAAGATTTTGTATGTTGAAATTGATTCTTCGGTCTATTACAACGATTCAAGGGTCACAGATGCTAATTCTTTAAATGCATTAGTTGCTAATTCACTTACATCTTACGGAAATTCGTTAGAAGTTAACAAATTTGGAGGTAGATTCAAATATAGTAAGTTGCAAAGCATAATTGACAACACTCATGTTGCAATTACATCAAATATTACTAAAGTTATCATTAGAAGAAACTTAAAGTGTGCTCTAAATCAGTTTGCACAGTATGAATTATGTTATGGAAACAGATTTCATGTAAATTTTGAAGGATTTAACATAAAATCAACTGGTTTTTATATTCCTGAAAATTCAAGACCTGTTTACATAACAGATACACCAGATTTTAACCTTAAAACTGGTGTTATTTCGTTTGTAGAGGTACAAAATGATGGATCTTTCAATGTTGTAAGTAAATCTGCAGGAACTGTTGATTATATGAAGGGAGAAATTCTTATTTCCACGACAAATATCACATCTACGGTTGATGGAACTGGAATTGTAGAAATTCAAGCAATTCCAGAGTCAAATGATGTTGTTGGATTGCGTGAACTTTACCTGAATTTTAGCGTTTCAAAAAGTAAAATAAATATTGTTAGAGATGTGATTAGTTCTGGTGACGAAATAACTGGAACAACCTTTGTTAAAGATTTCTACACATCAAGTTATTTAAACGGACAATTAATAAGAGTATAATAATATGATACAGACTGGTTTTGAATCAAGAGTAAAGATTCAACAAATTATTGATAACCAAATACCTGATTTTGTATTAAGTGAAAATCCTAAATTTGTAGACTTCTTAAAACAATATTACATTTCTCAAGAATATCAAGGTGGGCCTGTTGATATTATCGATAATCTTGATCAATATTTAAAGTTAGATAATTTAATTCCTGAAGTTGTCGTTGGATTTACAACTCTTTCTGCTGGAATAGGTACTACAACTACTACAATTGATGTTTCTAGCACAAAGGGATTTCCAAAACAGTACGGATTATTAAAAATTGATGATGAAATCATAACATATACTGGAATTGGCACAAATTTGACCAGTTTTACTGGTTGTATTCGTGGTTTTAGTGGAATCACTTCATATAGAACTGATTTGCAAGATGAAGAATTGGTATTTTCTTCGTCTGGAATAGTTGGTCATGCTACAGATTCGTATATTCAGAACCTAAGTTCATTATTTCTTCAAAAATTCTATAAAAAACAGAAATTCACCTTTACACCAGGATTAGAAGATTCTAATTTTGACTCTGATTTAGATGTTGGTAACTTTATAAAGGAATCTAGAATCATATATGAATCAAAAGGAACTGATGAATCCTTTAGAATTTTATTCAATGCTCTATATGGGGAAGAACCAAAGATAATCAATCTAGAAGAATACTTAATTAAACCTTCAGATGCTGAGTATATCAGAAGACAGGTTGCAATTGGAGATGTAATTTCGGGGGATATTTCAAAATTAGTAGGCCAAACCTTATATAAAGCAGATGACTTAGATACGAATGCGTCTATTTCTGAAATAGAAGGGTTTACGAGGGTAAGTGCTGCTTCAAGCCAACCATTACAGTACTACAAAATATCACTTTTTGTAGGTTTTGATGATTCCACACCAGCAATTCAAGGTAATTTTAAAATAACACCATCATCAAGAGTTATAAACACTGTTAGTGTGGGTAGTTCTATTATTACTGTTGATTCTACAGTAGGATTTGGTGCTACAGGTACTATCATATCAGGAATTAACACCCATATTAACTATACTAGTAAAAGTGTCAATCAATTTTATGGTTGTACAGGAATTGATGATCAAATAAATCCCACAGATAGTGTAAGAAATGATGAAATTTACTTTGGATATGAAAATGGTGATATTACTAAGAAAGTAGAAGTAAGGCTTAATGGTGTATTATCAGAATTTAATCAGATTTCCAAATATGTTGATGTAGATGAAGGTCAAATTATTGCTGTTAATAATCTTGGAGATTTGATAGAAAATCCAGCAAAAGATAGAACTGATAAAGAAATATTTGCAAACTCTTGGATTTATAATACAAGTGTAAGATATCAAGTAAATGATGAATTTACTATTACTGGTTTTAATCCATTCAATCTTCCATTGTATCAAACTATTGATAGATCTAGCTTAAAGAAGGGTGATAATGTAGATTTATTTAAAAGATCCTCAAATACTGTTATTGACACTGGTGAAGTTACTGCACCTACATTAGACAGTACTTTCTGGTGGACTACTAAGACAAATAGAGTTAATCTTGATTTATCTGCTGCAGGTGGTGGTCAATATGATATTAGAAGAAAATTAAATTTACCTGTCAGTATTGGTGCATCTTTATCAGCATCACATCTTGTTTCTGATGTACAAAATGTTTATGTTGATGATGAAAATGAAGAATTTTATATAGCATCCAATTCTTTACCATCAGGATCTATTGTAGGAACTGGATTTACTAATACATTTACATATCCTATAAAAGTAAACGTAATTTCTGTTATTAATCCCACTTTAAGTGAAGTAACTACAACAGCAGGAATACATACCACTTTTAAATATGGTGGATTGTATTTCGATAATGCAGTACCTTTTATCAACGGTGATGAAGTTTCTTATAGTGCCTCTAGTGATCCATATGTTGGATTAGAGAATGGTGGAACATATTTTGTTGGTATTGCTAGTGAGTCTTCTACTAAACAGACAATTAGAATTTATGGTTCAAGAGCAACTGTTAATACTTCTAATTTTATCAAATTAGAATCAGTATCTGGTACAACTACTGAGACTGGACATACTTTTACTTTAGCATCTCAAAAATCCAAATTAATTGGACCTCAAAATGCATTTAAAAAATTCCCATTCAAATCAAATATTGAAGTAGGAGAACAAACCAAAACACTTCCTGGAACTATAGGAATGTTAATTAATGGTGTGGAAATTGTTAATTATAAATCAAATGATAAAATATATTATGGACCTTTAGAATCAACAAAAGTTTTAGATCAAGGAGATGATTATGATGTAATAAATTTACCACAATTATCTGTTAGTAGTGGTGCTGGTACTACTGCTTTACTTCAACCAGTTATTAGTGGATCTATTAAAGAAGTTATTGTAGATCCTCAAAATTTTAATATTAAAGATATATTATCTATTGATGCTGTTGGTGGTGGTAATGGTAAGGCTGTTTTAGAACCACTAATTCTTTCAAAATCTAGAGATGTTGAATTTAATGCACAATTAGAAGCAGCTGGTGGTGGTATTAGTAGTACAACTAATACAGTTACTTTTTTAACCGAACACGGATTTACAAATCATCAAGAAGTAATTTATAATTCTAATGGTAGTAAGGGTATTGGTGTTGGTATAGGAACTTCTACATTAGTTACTAATGCAAACTATTTTGCACATGTTATTGATAATAATACTATCAGAGTTTTTGAATCTGCTAATGATTCTATTGTAGGACTTAATACAATAACACTTAATGGAACTAATAGTAGTGGTGTACATAAATTTATAACTCTTCCTATCGAAAAAACATTGAGTGGTATTAATGTTGTAGATGGGGGTACATTTACTAATAGAAAATTAAAAGTCCCATCATCTGGAATTTCTACAATATATGATAATATTATATTTAAGGGTCATGGTTTTAATCATGGTGATCAGGTAGTATATACGCACGATGATAGTAGTGGATCTATTTCAGGATTGACTACAAGCACTGGCATAGTAACAACAACAAATTATTATAGTGTATTTAAAGTAGATGATGATAATTTTAAACTTGCAGATGCTGGAATTGCTGGAACAATAACATCTAATTTCAAAAAAGAAAAATTTGTTGATCTTGAAAGTGAAGGATCTGGATATCAGAATTTTGCATACCCAAATATTTCCGTTTCGGTAAAATATGCTTCAGTTGGATTGGGTACAACTACTCAAGTGGTTGAAGAGATAATTTTAACTCCTACGGTTAGAGGTTCTATTATTGATTCTTATTTGTATGCTGCTGGAACTGGATATGGTAGTACTACATTAAATTTCCATAATAAACCAATAGTAACTGTAAAAAATGGTAAACAGTGTTCATTAGAACCAATTATTATAGATGGAAGAATTACAGGAGTTAATCTTCAATTTGGTGGTAGTGAATATCATTCTATTCCAACTATAAAAATTATCGATTCTTCTGGAATGGGAACTGGTGCTGAACTAAGGCCAACTATTGTTAATCAGAAGGTAACAGGCGTTACAGTGGTTAAAACGGGAATAGGATACTCTGCCACAGATACTTCAATACAAGTCATCTCAGCAGGAAAGAATGCCTTTATAGACTGTAATGTTAGACCATTAACTATTGATATAAGTAAAAAATATAATAGTGATGAAATATTACTAGAAAGTGGAGATAATTTAAGTTATAATGTTTGTGGATATGGAAACACTATCAGAGATTCTTTTGGTGAAAAAGTATCTGGTATTTCTACATCTACTGTTGCTTCTAAAATTATTGGATGGGCATATGATGGAAATCCAATATATGGCCCATATGGATACGATAATCCAGATGAAACTGTTGATGCAAGACGCTTAATTTCTGGATATGAGTTAGATGTATCTAATGTAACTGATAGACCTGCAGGTTTTGATAATGGTTATTTTATAGAAGACTATAAGTTTACTAATAATGGTGATTTAGATATAAACAACGGTAGGTTTGGTAAAACTCCAGAATTCCCTGAAGGTACATATGCATATTTTGCAGGAATAGCTAATACGACTGGTATACCAGAATTTCCTTACTTTATTGGAGATTGTTATAGATCCCCATTAGTTGATCAGAATTTAGCACAAGATTTTGATTTTGAAAATTCTAATTTAGTAAGAAATACATTCCCGTATAGAGTTGCTGAAAAATTTGTTGATAATGATTTTATTATAGAATCTAATGAAATAGACAATCAAAAAGTTGAGGTAGAATCTGTAACACAAGGATCTATTATTAAGTTGAATATTGTTGATTCAGGTGATAATTATAAGATAAATGATCTTTTAACATTTAATAATGATGGCACTGAAGGTAGTGGCCTTTCTGCTAGAGTTTCCTCATTAAAAGGTAAGGATATAGTAAATGTAAGCACTGCCACCTCAACTTACCAAAGTGCAATATTTACTTGGAGTAGTGATGGAAAACAAAATGTAAATATATTACCAAGTCATGATTGGAATAATGGAGACAATATAGTTGTTTCTGGATTATCTACCGAATTATCAAATTTAACTGGACAATATACTATTGGAGTTAGTTCTATTACATCATCATTAATAGAACCAATGTTACCAGCTTCCTCTGGTGGAATTACTACAGAAATATATGTTTCAAGTGTTCCAAATAATATTTCTATTGGAAGTTCAATAAACATAGGATCTGAAACAGTACAATTGTTAAATGTATTTGAAAATGAAAAAATATTGAGAATTGGAAGAAGTACTGCAGGAACTGCTCACACTGCAACAACTGGTTTAAGTTTTATTTCAAATTCATTTGTTATTGATAAATCAATACCATTTTTTGATTCTAAATTAAATAATAAATTATATTTCAACCCTACAAAAAATGTTGGATTTGGAACTTTAAGTGGAATATCATCTTCAGTAACTTATCAGTTTGGCGATACTCAAATTACACAAGATATTCCAACACAAGCAATTTATGCACCACAACATGATTTTGTTCAAAATGAACAAGTAACATTAACAAATGCTGGTACTCAAATTGCAATATCCGATACTTCTACTTCTACTCAATACAATTTACCCACCACTCTTTATGTTTCTGATTTAAGTCCAAATACAATTGGTATTAAAACTGGTATAGGAACTACAAGTGGGGATTTCCAAAATGTATTTTTCCGTGCTGGTGGACAGGATAGTGATTTATATTCTTTAGAAAGTAATTATACACAAGAAACTGGAAAAGTACAAAAATTAGATTCTACTGTTTCTGTATCAACTTACCACAATTTAAAGGAAAGTGATATTGTTACTTTAGATATTAAACCAAATCTTTCTGTTGGAGTTGGAACGGCTAGTTCAGTTGTAGTCACTAGAAATACTTCTAGTGGATATATTCTTACAGATCCATTTAGAGTTGCACAAGCTGGTATTTCAAGTATTACTGATGCCTTTACAATTGCAGGTCATAAGTTTGTAACTGGAGATAAGGTATATTATGATTTAGCTATAGGTTCAACTTACCCTACAGGGTTATCTGAGGGTGAATATTTTGTATATGTTGTTGATGATAATACTATTCATTTGTGTGAGACTTATATTGATTCTACATCCAATCCTCCTAATATTGTAAGATGGACAACAGATCCAGCAGTTACACATAGACTTTATACAATTAATCCTCAAATTAATGTAGTTAAAACTAATAGTTTAGTATTTGATTTGACTCATTCCTCTTTGCAAGATTATAAGTTTAAATTGTATTATGATAAAGATTTTAAAAATGAATTTGTTTCTACTGCAACTACAGCATTTAATGTATCTAATGAAGCAGTAGTAGGTGTTGCAACTACCGCAAAAACTACTATTTCTTACAATAGTAGTATGCCAGAAGTTTTATATTATGCACTTGAGAAATCTGGATTTATTAGTACTTCAGATCCATCAGTTCATAATCGTTCAGAAATTAAATTTGTTGATAGTTCATATAATTCAACATATACACTTTCTGGTGTTGGTGATACAACGTTCACTTTATCATTGAAGGAATATCCCGAAAGTTTATCATATACTTCATCTCAATGTGAATCAATTACATACAGTACAGATTCACTCAATACAAAAGGTGGTATTGATAGTATTAATATTGTATCTACTGGTAGTGGATATAAAAAATTGCCTACCTTTGTTGGAACATCTTCAACTGAAGGTGCAGGAGGATATGTAACTGCAGAATCAAATGAAATTGGTAATATTAGTAGAATTAGAGTTATTAATGAAGGATTTGAATATTCTGCAGATAATACTTTAAGACCAGCTGCATATATTTCACCATCAATAGTTATTAAAGATTCTAATACCATTGGTATTGTTACAGTTACTGATGGTGGTTTTGATTACATAACAGCACCAAATGTAGTGATTGTCAATTCAACCACTAGAAAAAAAATTGATAGGGGATTATTAAAAGCTAACTTAAATGGAACATCCATTGGTAATATTGAAGTTAATGCTTTACCAAGTGGACTTCCAGATACTCCAGTAGAGTTATTTGTAACTGATAATACTAATGGAATTGGTATTAAGACTGTAATGAGTAATAATAGTGGGATATTTACATGTTTTATTAATACACCAACTACTTGGAATACTATACCTTTTGCTGTAAATGATGAGGTTTATATTGAAGGTGTTGTTGGATTGGGAACAGAAGGATCTGGATTTAATAGTGAAGATAATGGTTATAGGTATGGTAAAGTTAAAGAATATGATACTAGTGGATTAAATGATAAAGTTGTTGTTGATTATAGTGGCATAACCACTAATACTGGAATAGCAGTAACGGATCAAAATTCTATAGGTGTTCTTATAAACAAAAATAAGTACCCACAATTTACAGTAACACAGAAACCAGATAATTTTATTATTGGTGAAGTATTAATTAGAAATTCTGTAAGATTGGATTTAGTTATTACAAAATCTGATGATGATTTTATTAAAATTTTGGGAAGAGATAGATTATCTGTAGGGGATATTATTTCAGGTAAAGAATCTGGAACTATAGCTACAATTGCAAGTTTAACAAATAATCTTGGTGAATATGATGTCAATTTTTCTGTTAAGAAGAATATTGGATGGTCTAACGATACTGGAAAACTTAGTGAAGATAATCAAGTAACTCCTGATAATGATTATTATCAAAATCTTTCATATTCTATTAAGAGTTCTAAGGAATTTCAAGAATTAAGAAGTCCAGTAAGTTCTTTACTTCATACTAGTGGATTAAAGAATTTTGCAGATACAGTTGTTAGTCAAACTACTGTTGTAGGTATTGGAAGTACAGATCAAACATCAATTGTTCAAGATATTATAAGTGATAATAGAGTTGATACAATTTATAATTTTGATTCTGCGTATGATCTTAGTGAAACAGGAGTTTCATCTAAATTTATAAGATTTGATAGTGTAAAGTTAAGTGATTATATTGTTGCTAAGAGTAATGAAGTTTTAACAATTGATGATATAAGTAACGAATTTTCAAATTTAGATGGTGATCCTAGTGAGTTTTTAAATATTCAAAAATTATCACCAAGTGTTTCTTATCAAAACATATTATATAAAGTTTCTAATTTAACTAAAACTAATATTCAATTATCAGAAGTGACAATTCTTAATGATGGTACCAATTCAGTAATATTGACAAACAAATATATGCCAGATGAAACTGCTACTGGCCTTGGAATATTTACAATATCTGATGATGGATTGGGAGAATCATATCTTAGATTTACTCCTCAACCTAATCCATATGATTTCGATTATGATCTTAAAGAAATTAAGACAACATTCCCAACTGATATAGCTGGTGTAGGTACTCAATCTGTGGGATTTGTAAATTTAAGTAGTTACGTTGGAATTGCTACGACTGCTGTTAGTGGGATAACAACCACATCTATTATTAGTGTTGATAAAACAAAATTTAGTTCGTTCCATGTAAGGAATCAGTTAGTTAATTCAAGAACTAATGAAATGAATTATGTTGAACTATATGTGAATCATGATGGAACTAATACTTATGTTTCACAATTCTATATGGATACTCATTCTGATACAGATACAATATCAGAGACTTTAATGGGTTCCTTTGATGGTAGTATTGATGGGTCAGCATTTTCTATAGATTTTGAAAATGATTTAAGTGATCAAATAAAAATTAAATCTACTATTGTTGGATTTGGATTAACTTCTGTTGGTATTGGTACCTATAAATTTAAGATTCCTACTCAACCAGATGGTGCTGAAAGAACAGCTTTATACGAATCTAATTATTCAACTAAGACAGGTACGGAGTTTGATGTAGTTGGATTAACTTCTTCATTATTTGATGCATGTAGGTCTGTTGTTCAAGTTAGTGTTGGATCTACAAAAGCACTCCATCAAGTTCTTATAAGTCATGATACAACTGATGTGTATGTTCAACAATCTCCATTTTTATCTATTGGTAGTACTGCATTAAGTGATGACAGATCTGGTATAGGAACATTTGGTGGTGTATTTGATGGAAGTGAAGTTAAATTAAAATTCTATCCAGATAGTGCATTTACAAGTGCAAATATTGAAGTGTCTGCACTTAACTTGGGAATTTATCAAGATTTTGATACTTCTAATATTGCTCAAACAGATCCTTTAAATTATGGAAGAGCAAGAGAAGAAATTGGTCTATATCAGTATAATGCAATAAATGGTGAGAGAGTTAATATGAAGAATTTTACATTAAAATCTAATAATACTCCTATTTTTGGAAAAACATTTGATCCTTCCGATAGTAATGCACTTAATTTAGTTACAGGTAAATTTACAATAGATGATCATTACTTTAGAACTGGTGAGGAATTGGTATATAGTGCAAATTCAACATTTATTGGTATAGGATCTACACCTATGCAATATGAGAGTGCAGCAGGTGTTCATACACTACCATCAAATGTCTTTGCCATTAGGGATGATGCAGATAGTTTCTTTATTGCAACAACTAGAGCATTAGCTAATGCTGGAACAGGAGTTACTTTTGTTGGTGTTGGTACTGGAAATGCTCATAAACTTTCAATGAGTCTTTCTAATACAAAATCAATTATTAGTATTGATAATATAATACAATCTCCAATAGCTTTCAGTCCTGTAAATCATACTTTACAAAATAATATTGTATCTGTTCTTGGCAGCACTGGTATTGGTACAACATCAACTATATTCTCATTAAGTGGAATATCATCTCTTGCACCTAATGACATTCTTAGAGTTGATGATGAATATATGAGAATACAGGATATTGGTACTGGGGATGATGTTTTTGGTCCTATTACTGGTATTGGAACAACAAGTCTTGTTGAAGTTGAAAGAGCATTTGTTGGATCTTCTGCAACTGCACATACAAATACTACAACAGTTAGGGTTTATAGGGGTTCTTATAATATTATTGAAGATCAAGTTTATTTTACAAATGCACCTAAAGGTAATCCACAAATTACTACCACAGATAGCAATTTACCTTTCCCAACTTCAGAGTTTGGTGGGAGAGTATTTTTAAGAAATGATTATGATAGTAATCAAATTTATGATGATATTTCATCAGAATTTAGTGGAATACAAAGTTCATTTACTTTAAAGGTTGGTGGAGCAAATACAGTTGGTTTGGGTACAACTGGTGGTAATGGATTGTTATTGATTAATAACATATATCAAAGACCCACTTCTGACAATAATCCAACAAATAATTTCCAAATAATAGAACAAACATCACCTACAGGAATAACTAGTGTTCAATTTACTGGTATTAAAACTACTGCTGATGGAACTATTGTTATTAATGAATCCGATATTAATGAGAATCAGTTACCACGAGGTGGTGTAATAATTTCTCTTGGATCTACTCCAGGGTTAGGATATGCACCTACCGTTGGAAATAATACTTATGTTGAAATTGGTGTTGGTGGAACTATTAAAAATTTAGTTTCAACTGCTTCTACAGGACCCAATAATGCTATAACTACAGCAAATTATGATAATTCAACGGGTATTCTAGAGATAACCACAAGAGATGCTCATAATTTTGAATTAGGTATAGTTGATCAAGTTAAATTAGCTGGTCTTGAATTTACTTGTGCAGCTCCTCATGCTGGCATAACAACTACAATATTCCCAGAAGCAGCAGTAGGTTTAGGTAGTACAAGTATTGATTATAGTATTCTTAGAGTTACTAATGGTGATTATGTACATAGATTTATAAGTGCAGATAATAATGCAGTTAATGTAACTAGTGGTTCACAATCTGGTAATCAAAAAACACCTAATGGTGCAACATATACTCCTACAACAGGACTTTTAGAGTTAACATTTGCTGCTGCACACGGAATGGCAACTGGTGATACTATTACTTTAGATAATTATTCCATTACATTTACATGTGATAAAGATGATCATGCAACTCAACATGAATATCCAAGAGTTGGTGATCCTATTGCTGGTGTTACTACTGCAGTATATGTGACTTCTACTACAGAATTTAATATTAATGTTGGGTCATCACCAACATATAGATTTACTACAAATGTTGGAATTAGTACTATTGAACATGTCTATGTTGGTGGTGGTAATGTTATACCATTCTATGGAAATGCATTCTATGGTTCAGGATATATTGGTTCTAGTGTTTCTATTGGGGTAACAGATATACCATTTGCACATAAATTTGTTCGTGGTATTTCTACTAGTTTCTATGCAGCATCTTTCGCAGGTGTAGGATATACTGCAACTGGTGCTTCATATAATCCTAGCAGTGGTGATTTAATATTAACTGTACCTTCTCATGGTCTTGCTGTTAGTAGCAATATTGGATTTAGAACTGATTCTTTAATCTTTACATGCTCTAAAGATGATTATAAATCTGATCATTCATATCCAAGAGCAACTGATCCTGTTGCTGGAATACTTACAGCAATTACATCTAAAACAACCAATACTCTTACCGTTAATGTTGGATCGAGTGTAGGTAGTGGGGGTGTCGTTAATGCTACAGTGGGTCTTGGTGGAACCCTAAGCCTTGCAATTGGCAATGCTGGAACAAACTATGCAAATCCACAATTAATTATTACAGAACCTTCTTATGCTGGTTTAGGAATAACTGGAGTTTCTAGATTGGATGTAGGTTCAACTACAGATTGTGGAACTGGATTATTATTGAATGTTGAAGTTGGTGCATCATCCACAGTTGGAGTTGGATCCACTTTATTTGGAATTACTAAGTGGGAAATTGAACGAAATGGATATGGATTTAGACGTGGTGATGTATTTAAATTAGTTGGATTGGCAACAGATCGTAATTTAACTAATCCATTAGACGAAGCTAAATTTACTGTAATAGACACATTTAATGATAATTTCTCAGCATGGCAATTTGGTGAATTTGATTATATTGATGATATTAAAAATTTACAAAATGGATCTAGAACGAGATTTGAATTAAAATATGGTGGTGAATTACTAAGTTTTGATACTGTTGGTGCTGGAGAAACTTCAACATTTAATATCAATCTTTCAAATTTATTATTAATTGTAATGAATGGTGTAATTCAACAACCAGGAACTGCATATAAATTTGGTGGAGGTTCAACATTTGTATTCTCAGAACCACCTAAACCTGAAGATGATATTTCAATATTCTTCTATCGTGGTTCTCCAGGATTAGATACTGAATTAATTACTACGGTACAACCTTCTATAGAAAAAGGAGATCTTGTTCAATTGGGTGGATTGAGGAATATTAAAAATCAGAAAGATAGGACTGTTAGTTTACTTGATAGTGCTGATACTATACAAACTAATTTGTATGTTGGGCCAGGAATAACCACTGAAGGTATTTCTAGATCTTTAAGTTGGACTAGGAAGAAGCATGATAAGATTGTTGATGGAGAATTAATTTACAAATCTAGAGGTTCACTTGAGCCATTAATTTTCCCAACTACAAAAATTATTAGTGATTTCTCATCTACAGAATCAAGTCAAATATATGTAGAAAATATTGATTTATTTGATTATGATGCACCATATACTGCAAACTTTGATGCATTTATAGTTGATAATAGTGTAAATCCAGTTGCTGCTGCATTAACTGCCACAGTATCTGCTACTGGAACTATTTCAGGACTCACTATTGTTAGTGGGGGATCTGGTTATGTTGGAGCAACAACTTCAATTTCTATTGCTGCACCACCAGTTGGTATAGGAAGCTTTATTAAACCAGATGGTACTGTTGGTATAGGTTCTACCGCAACAGCAACTGTTACTATAACTAATGGAGTCCTTACAGGAACCCCAACAATTACAATGCCAGGTTTAGGTTATACACTAACTTCAGCTCCACAGGTTATATCAGCATTGCCAACATTTAAAACTGAATTAGTTAGAAATATTGGTGTTGCTACTGGATTTAGTGGAATTGTTACTGGTATTAGTACTGCGGTTGGTGTTGGAACTGATTTAGCAATTGTATTCCATACTCGTGGAACTCATACTGGATTGAGTGCTGGTTCTCCAATTTCTATCAATAATACTATTGTTGGAACAGGATTAAGTTCAATTTATCAATCTGGTAAAGGTGTAGTTGGAATTGGTACAACATTTGCTGATAACATCTATAGAATTGCACAAATTACTACTAGTACCAATTTGGGTATTATTACATGTAATATTGCACATAATACCAATGTTGTTGGACTTGCTGCTACTGGATCTGAATCAAGTCCAATTGGTAATTTCTCTTGGGGTAAATTAACTGGAACATTTAGTAGATCAAATCCAATATCAATTGGTGTTAGTGGTCTTACTGTAAATTCTGGATTAACTACATTCCCCACCATCTCAAGAAGAGATGAGGGAATTAGAGGTACTGGGGCAATTATTGCCGAGTAAATTCTCATTTATATTAACTATTATAAATATCTAAAAAACTATTAATATGTCTGCTCAAGTAACAGATCAATTTAGAATAGCAAATGCTGGTAATTTTGTAGACTCTGTACTAGATACTAATAATGCTTATTATGTCTTTCTAGGACTATCTAATCCTACAATTCCAAATCCAGGATTTGGTAGAACTTCTGATTGGGTCTCAAATAAACCATTAAATCCTGTAGACAATCTTCAATATGAAGGTTTTTATAAGAGTGCTGCTCTTTTTGGGAAAAAGATCAATAGTACAAATATTAGAAGAGTTATTAGAAAAGTTCAATGGACTACTAATACTCCTTACGATATGTATCGTCAAGATTATAGTATTGATGCAAAATCTCCCAATTCACAATCAGCAAGGCTTTATGATACAAATTATTATGTAGTTAATAGTGATTTTAACGTTTATATTTGTATCGATAATGGTTCTTCTGGTGCATGGCAAAATAAAACACTTTTGGATGCAAATCCAAATGGAAAGGGTGGTACTTCTAAAGATGAACCAACTTTTACTGATTTAGAACCAAATTCAGCTGGAGATGATGGATATGTTTGGAAGTTTTTATTCTCAATTTCTCCAAGTGATATTATAAAATTTGATTCTACTGAATATATTGTTGTACCTAATGATTGGGAGACATCTACTAATTCACAAATTCAAAGTGTTAGAGAAGCGGGAGATTCTGAAATAAATCTCAATCAAATAAAGGAAGTATATATTGAAAATGGTGGTGCTGGATATCAACCCAATTCAACTGTAACTGTCCCTATTCTAGGTGATGGTACTGGAGGTCAGGTATCCATTACAACTACATCTGGTATAATTACTAAAGCAGTAGTTACTTCTGGTGGATCTGGATATACTTATGGTATTGTAGATTTATCCACTTTCCAAGTAAGTGGATTTACCTCTGCTAAATTAGTTCCAATTATTCCTCCTTCAAGAGGTCATGGGTATGATATCTATAAAGAATTGGGAGCAGATAGAGTATTGATTTATTCTAGATTTGATGATTCAACAAAAGATTTTCCAACTTCTACAAAATTCTCACAAGTTGGTATTGTTAAGAATCCATCCACATATTCTTCCATAAATGCAATTTTTACTGGTAATCAGTATTCAGCATTAGGATCTATTAAATTTGATCCTTCTATATTTAATACCAGTCAAGCAAATGCACTTACAGGCACTGCTATAGGTAGTACTTTTACACAAACAAACCCAGCTACCAATGAAGTAGCACAAGGGTACGTATCATCTTATGATAAAGAAACAGGTGTTATGAAGTATAGTCAAGATAGATCATTATATTTTGGAAATAGACTCGATCAAACTGATTATACTGGAATTGCTACTTTTTCTAAATTTACACCTTTTCGTGGATCGGCAGATGGTCTTGTATTTTCTGATTCTTCAATAACAGGTAATAAAGGTATCCAAACTTCATTTAGTGGAGTAACAACAACTATAGATTCTACCAAACAAATAAATTTGGGAGTTGAATTTACCGATGGTCTTGCTGATCCAGAGATAAATAAAACAACTGGTGATGTCATATACATTGACAATCGAAAGTTAGTCACTAGAGATAGTAGACAAAAAGAAGACATTAAGATCATCCTGGAATTTTAAAGTAACATGGCACAGAAAACAGATTTAAATATAAGTCCTTATTATGATGATTTTGATCCTAGTAAGAATTTTTACAAGGTCTTATTTAAACCAGGATTTCCAGTTCAAGCTAGGGAATTAACAAATTTACAGTCTATCCTTCAAAATCAAGTAGAAGAATTTGGAACTCATATATTTAAAGAGGGATCCATAGTAATTCCTGGTGCACCTTCATATGATCAACATTTTAATTCAGTTAGACTAAATGCTAGTCAATTTGGCACAGATATTTCAGTTTATATTGATAGTTTTCTCAATAAAGTTATAGAAGGTCAAAGTTCTGGTGTAACTGGTACTATTGATAAAATAGTATTGCCAGATGGTGGGGATGTAAGAGATTTAACAATATACGTAAAATATCTCAATGCAGATAAAGATAATAGTACAAGAACTATTTTTCTTGATGGGGAATCTCTAATATGTTCTGAAAATATTGTATATGGAAATACTACAATTACTGCAGGAACTGCTTTTGCTACTCTAGTAAGTTCTAATGCAACCTCTATTGGATCTGCAGCACATGTAGAATCTGGTGTATATTTTATTAGGGGAACTTTTGTAGATGTACAAGCTCAAACAATAATATTAGACAATTATACAAATACTCCTTCATATAAAGTAGGATTTCAAATTAATGAAACTATAGTTGGAGCTAAGGAAGATGATTCTTTATATGATAATGCAAAAGGGTTTACTAATTATGCGGCACCAGGTGCTGATAGATTTAAAATTGATTTAGTTTTAACTAAAAAATTATTAACAGATAATAATGTTGCAAATTTCTTTGAAATATTAAGAATACAAGATGGTGATAGAAGGTTTATCATCGATAAAACCCGATACAATATTATTAGAGATTGGATTGCGGGAAGAACATATGATGAGTCTGGAAATTATTCAGTAGAACGTTTTAATATTGATCTTGAAAATTCTTTAAATAATAGATTGGGTAATAATGGTGTATTTTTTGCAGGACAAAATACAGAGCAAGGAGGAACACCTAGTGAAGATTTAATGTGCTACAAAGTTTCTGGTGGTAAAGCATATGTTAGAGGATATGATGTTAATCCAAATTCTATAACTATTCTTGATGCAGATAAACCAAGAGATGTTGAAAAAATTGACACTGCAAATTTACCTTTTGAAATGGGAAGTGTTTTGGTTGTTAATAATCTTGTTGGACAACCTCAATATAGAAAAGTAGTTGAATTATATGCTAAATTAAATACTGCTGCTCTTGGTACTAAGATAGGTGAAGCTAGAGTATATTCATGTACTCTAAAGAATTCTTCGTATGCTGGAGTTACAACTAAATGGAATCTTAGATTGTATGATGTACAAACATATACTAAGTTAACGATAAATCAGGCAGTAAGTAATACTGAAGTTGTTGTTAGTTCTTATATAAAAGGATTAAGTAGTGGTGCAAGTGGGTATTCGATACAACAGGGTGGTGCGAGTACTACTCTTTTGTTAAGACAAACTTCTGGTACTTTTATTAGAGGAGAAGCTATTAGTATTAATGGTAATACAGTATATCCAAGAACTATTACTCAAGTTGAAACTTATAATTCAAATGACATTTTAACGGTAAAACAAACTGCAGCAGCTCCTTATACTGAAGATTTTATTGCAAATGCATCCTTAGAAAGAAGGATAATACCAAACATTGATGAGGCAATTGCCAACGCTGCTACTATTACTGCGTATAGTCAACCTTTTACTGGAATCGAGGTTGATGATATTGTTATATTTAATAATCAAGACCAATCTGATCCCTTTTACAATAGAGTTACAGCTGTAAGTGCTGATAGTTTAACATTGACTGTAGCTGCTATTGGTAGTAATGTTGCTGGAGTTTATCATGGAGCTCTTACTAGTGGTGCAAAGAATGTTCAGTTACGATTGGGACAATCCACTTTCAAAGATAACCAAGGTGAGTTATTTGAAAAATTACCAAATCCTAATGTTGCGTCTATTGATTTTTCATCATCAGTTCTTCCCATTAGTGCACAAATAACTGGTGAGGGTGTAAGTGGTGCTAATGTTCTTGATACTTCTATTTTAAATGTAAAAGGTGGTGATAGTGTAGCAATTACAACTGCATTTTTTGAAGCATACGGTATACCAAGATATTCAGTTCATTATGGAAATCAAACTGCTGCCAATAGTATTGGAACTGTTACTAGTGATAACTTTGAACTGCAGGAAGGGGGATCAGAGGTTAAAATTTATGGTTTAACTGCTTCGGATTCAAATACTGTTGTTTCAATAACCGCAAAGAAACAGGGTATTAGGAGTAAAATAAAAAATTATGTTAAGAGTCAATTTGTAGATGTGGTTTTATCTAGACTTCCAGAATCAGGAAGTACTGAAGGTGACACTTTAAATGATAAATTATCATTTAATAATGTTGCTTATGGTTTGAGAGTTCAAGATGAAGAAATTTCTTTAAATGTTCCAGATGCAGTAAAAGTTTTAGCAGTCTATGAATCTATAGATGGAGCACAACCTACGTTGGATACTATTTCGTTTTCTGCAACTGCAAATGTTGGTACAAATGCTCTTCTTGGTGAAAATATAATAGGAGATCAATCTAAAGCTATAGCAAGAGTAGTTACTAATCAAGGATCCAGTCCTTCTACAGGTAATTCTAATAAATTGGGTATTGTATATTTAAATGAGAATAGATTTGTTAATTTTGAAAAAGTTAGATTTGAAGAATCAAATATTACAACTTTTATTGAAGGAATCAATAATTCAGATACTGAAGGAAGTTATAGTAATATTTCACAATCCTTCACTTTAGATCAAGGTCAAAGGGATCAATATTATGATTATTCTAGAATAGTTAGAAAATCTAGTGCATCTATTCCATCAAAAAGATTATTAGTCATTTATGATAGGTATGATGTATCTGCTAATGATACTGGAGACATATACAGTGTTAATAGTTATGATAAAAGGAACTATACTGATAATATTCCATTAATCGGAGAAAATAAAGTAAGAGCAACTGATGTATTAGATTTTAGACCAAGACCTACACCATTTACATCTACTACTGCATCTCCATTTGATTTTGCAGCAAGAACAACTAAATTTAATACAGAACCACAATTTTTAGTGGCACCTAATGAAAGTACTTTACTTGGATATGAATATTATCTAGGAAGAATTGATAAGATTTATTTGAGTGAATATGGAGTTTTGGAATTATTAAAAGGACAATCTTCAATAAATCCTAAACCTCCAGTAGCAATTAATAATTCTATGGAGTTAACTACAATTATTTTACCTCCATATCTTTATAATCCTGATGATGCTCAGATTATAATGACTGATAATAGAAGATATACTATGAGAGATATTGGTGTTCTTGAAGATAGAATTGAGCAACTTGAAACTGTCACAACTTTATCATTACTTGAGATTGCTACAGAATCATTAACAATTCAAGATGCCCAAGGAAATGATAGATTTAAGAGTGGATTCTTTGCAGATAACTTTAAAACTACTGATTTAATTAATAGTGATTTTTCACAAATTGAAGTTGACACTGTAAATGGAGAGATTAAACCAATTGTTGCTAAAAATAGTCTTCAAAATCAATTAATGCCAGCATCAAATATAGTTGATTCTGAATTAGATTTTGGTACTAATTTTGAATTGTTAGATTCTAATGTCCAAAAAACAGGAAGTATAGTTACATTAGCATATGAAGAGGTTGATTATTTAGAACAGGCCTTAGCTACTAGAGTTGAGAATATTAACCCATTCCATGTTATTTCTTATAATGGAACTATTGATTTAAGTCCAAGAGTAGATGCTTGGATAAGAACAATTAGATTACCAGAATCTATTACTAATGTAACATTAACAAATACAATAAGAAATCGTAGGGTAGGAGGTAATCAAAATAGAACTGAAACCAATGTTGAAACTACACAAGGTTCTGTTGTTAGTTTTGATTTAATACTTTCTGCTGGTGATGAGCAATGGATGAGATCTAGAAATACTGAATTTGATGTAAATGGAATAAGACCTTTCAATAGACATTATCAGTTCCTTGATGGAAATTCTGATGTAGATTTCATACCAAAATTACTTGAAATAACACCAGAAGTAAATGGTCAAATATACGGATCTACTGGAACATTTAAAGTTGGTGAAACTGTAAAAGGAATTAGTATGAATTCTGATTTAAATGCAGTTGAAACTATAATTGAGTTTAGAGTTGCACAATCCAATCATCAGTCAGGGTCATTTAATAATCCAGATAAAACTTACAATCTTAATCCATATTCACAAACGGAGGTAATACCTGATGAATATACAACTTCATCTAAAGTATTGAATATTGATATAGTATCATTAACAAATGAAGCACAGGGATTATATAGTGGATATGTAACCATCGGATTACAACTAGTTGGTCAAGAAAGTGGAGCAATAGCCTATGTAAAAGATTTGAGATTAATTTCAAATGAATATGGTAAATTGCAAGGTAGTTTCTTTATAAAAGATCCACATACAGATCCAGTGCCTACAGTTAGAATTCCTACAGGAAGAAAAACTTATAGATTAACAAGTAGTAGTACCAATCAAACACCACTAAAAGGTTCTGCATTGGGATCTGCAGCACAAGCAACATATAGATCTTTTGGAACTTTAATAACAAGGCAAGTACAGACTACTAATACTACAATAGAAACTACTACTATTACAGAATTTGAGGCAGAACAAGATGATCCATTAGCACAATCATTTACCGTTGCTGGAAATATACAAGCACCTAATAGTCAAGGACCAGGAGATGATGAGCACGGTGTCTTTATAACATCTATAGATCTTTTCTTTGCAAGAAAAGATACTGGAAATCAACCAGTTCATGTTCAAATAAGAACAATGGAATTAGGTACTCCAACTATGACTGTTCTTGGTAGGACAGTAACTCTATTACCAGAAGACATTACAGTTAATTCAACAGCACAAGTAGCTACTAATGTTAAGTTCCATGAACCAATTTATTTGGCACCAGGTGCTGAATATGCAGTTGTTCTTCTCGCACCAACAAGTGATCAGTTTGAGATGTGGATTGCTAGAATGGGAGAAACAACTATAAATACACAATCTCTTCCTGATGCATCGGCTGTATCTTATACTCAACAATGGGCCATTGGTAGTTTATTCCTATCTCAAAACGGTTCTATATGGACTCCAAGCCAGAGAGAAGATTTAAAGTTTAAATTATACAGAGCTAAATTTACTTCTAATTCTGGAAGTGTTTTCTTTACCAATCCCACATTAAATGTAAGTAATGGTTATGTTTCTAGATTGGAAAATAATCCTATTATAACTTTACCAAAAACAGGTTATGTTGGTATAACTACCATAGGATCTGGAGGAGTTGGAATTAGCACACTTACAAGTGGAAGAAAATTAGTTGGTTCAACTAATGACGGTGTAAGTGCAGTGGTTGTAGGCACGGGTGCTTCTGCATATGCTGTTACAAAAACAACTTCTGGATTAAATTATAAGGCTTCTTCTGCAGTAGAAACTTATAATATTACTGGACAAGGTGAAGGATTAAAACTTGATATTACTGTTAGTGGTACTGATAATGCTATTAATACGATTGCTATTAATGGTGGTGGTGGAGAAGGTTATAAGACTGGTGATGTTGTTGGTATTGCAACAACCAGTGCAGGAAATCAAGGAAGAGGTGCTGAAATTAGTATTACGGATATTAATAGTAATGTTAATAGATTATATCTTTCAAATATACAAGGACAAAATGCAACAGGATCTTTCCCTGCTGGTGGAGTTATAAGATATTCACATCCAACTGAAGGTATAAAAACTATTTTGGCTGGAGGCCCTGTATTTGATGCTGATGGTCTCCAATTAGATGGTACACCATATGATGGAAAACATTTCCTTGTTAATCAGTTTGATCATGCAATGCATTCTTCTAATAATAAAGTTGAATTAAGTGATATTCAATCTAATACATTACCATCTTTATTGTCAGCAGATATAAGTTCTGATGAAATTGCATCTATCAGTGTTGCTTCTACTTCTGTGTTTAGTACATTTGAAGGGATTCCTGTAGGAGTTGGAAGTACTGGTTATGTTAAAGTAGATGAGGAAATTATTGGATATAAATCCATGACTCCTAATGGATCTGGTGGAGGAACATTAGATGACATTACTAGAGCCGTAGATGGTACACAACAATTACCACATTTTACTCCTTCATCAGTTCACAAATATGAATTAAATGGAGTATCTCTTAGAAGAATAAATACTCAACATCAACTTGCAAATCTTCCTATAGATCTTGATTCCTATTATGTTGGATATGCTGTGACTATGGGTAAAAATAGAACTACTGATGGATCTGGTATATCAGAATTATCATTTAATGAAGAAGGATTTGCTGGAGGTTCTTTAGCAAAAGCAACTAGAAATATTCAATTTGATTCTATAACTCCTAATTTCAGAATAATTACACCATCTACACTTACTGAAGCTACAGCGTCTATAAGAACTGTTACTGGAACTAGTGTCGGTGGAAATGAAATTTCTTTTGAGGATAAAGGTTTTGAAAATGTACAGTTAAATACATTGAATCAGTTAACCACACCTAGATTGGTATGCTCTAAAGTAAATGCAGATGCATACTTAACAACACTTGAAAGAAATAAGGGATTTATTACAGCATTACGATTCACATCAGATAATGAATACATATCCCCTGTTGTTCTTACTGATTCATCATTCTCTGAATTTGGAACTAATAGAATGAATAATCCAGTTACAGACTATTCTAATTCTGCTGATACAAGATCTTGGAGATATGATAAGCATAGAGCAATATATGTTTCTCAACAAGTCAATTTAGATAAACCTGCTGATGGACTAAAAGTTTTTGTAGCTGGTTATAGAGATGAGACTGCAGATTTTAGAGTTCTTTATTCATTAATTAGACCAGATTCTAGTGGAGTTTCTCAAGAATTTGAATTCTTCCCAGGATATGATAATTTAGATGATACTACTGGTGATGGATTTGGTAATGTTGTAAGAGATCCTGCTAAAAATGATGGACTACCTGATTCAAAAGTTGATGCAAGTTTAGATAATGAATTTAGAGATTATCAATTTACTGCTGATGGTTTGGGTGATTTTGTAGGTTATACTATTAAGATAGTAATATCTGGTACTAATCAAGCAAAACCAGTAAGAATCAAAGATATTAGAACAATTGCTGTAAAATGATAAAGGTTGAAGGTTATTCTAATTTATATCGTGATGAAAAATCTGGTGCTATTGTGAATAGCAATGATTCTGATTATAATAAAAGATTGATGCATATAAAACAAAATAGAATTCAAAAAAATCAATTAGATCAAATGAGATCTGATATTGATGAACTGAAAGATTTGATGAAAGCATTGTTAGAAAAGACCACTAGTTAAAACAAACATAAATAAGAATATAGAGATTCTGTGAGAATGAATACATGGCTGCCATATATGTCAGTAACCTGGTAATTAATACGGGAAGTACATTTTCTCAAACTTTTACTTTGGAATCCAGTATGGATGATTCTGCATTCAATTTAACTGGATATACCCCTACTGCTCAAATAAGAAAATGGGCTGGGAGCACAACAGCAACAGATTTTACTTGTCAGGTTCCAGCACCTGCTACTCAAGGGAAAATTTTAATTAATTTAACAGCTACTCAAACTGCTGCGTTAAATCCTGGTAGGCATGTGTATGATATTAGAGTTAGCACTGCTGGTGGTAATGTTGAAACTGTTGTTGAAGGATCGGTACTTGTACGGGAAGGGGTAACTAGATAATGCCAGATATAAAAGTTAGAGTTGGTCAAACAAACGCAGTAAAAGTAGTTGCAAGTGCTTTTGGTGGATCACTGACTGCAGAAAATGCACAAAATGCTATCAACGTTATTGGTGGTATTGCATCAGTAACTCAGTTATATAATTCAGGTATTACTACTTTTCTTAGCAATCTTTATGTTGCTGGAATTACAACATTAGCGGCTAATGGTGGAATTACAACCACTGGGGGCGATTTTTATGTTGGTGGAGATTTATATATTAATGATGATGTAGTACTTGATGAATTTACTGCAAGAAATGCAAATGTTACTGGCATTGCTACTGTCGGAACATTAGGTGTTGCTGGTCTTACAACAACAAAAGATTTACTTGTCACTGGTATAGCTACCATAGGTGGGGCTACTATTACTGCTGGTGCATTTGAAAATCTAAAAGTAACTGGTATTTCCACTTTAAGTGGTTCGGTACAATTAGGGTCTAACCTATCTGTTAGCGGAAGAATTGTTGGTGCTGCAACAAGTAATGTAATACCATTTTTATACAGCAATTTTAGCGATTTACCGTCAGCTAGTACTTACCATGGTGCATTTGCACATGTTCATGCACGAGGGAAGGGGTATTTTGCACATTCTAATAATTGGTATGAATTAGTTAATAAAGAGTTAAATGGAACTATTGGGGTTGGAACTGAAAGATATAATATTGGCCCAACAAATGCAACAACTTTAAATATTTCTGGTATATCAACATTTGCTGGTCATGTTGGATTAAGCACAGGTTTAACAGTTGTTGGTGTTTCTACATTCACTGGTGCAATAGATGCCAATGGTCAGATCATTGCTGCAGAAACCAGTAACCAAATACCTTTTGCCTATACTAACTATAGTAATTTACCTGTAGACCCAGATAATGGTTTATTTGCACAAGTAACTGAGCGTGGAAAGGCATTTTATGCCCATAATAGTAATTGGTATGAGTTGGTTAATAAACAGGTAAATGGAACTATTGGAGTTGGAACTGAAAGATATAATATTGGCCCAACAAATGTAACAACTTTAAATGTTTCTGGTATTGCTACATTTGCAAGTGATGTTTCTATTGGAGGGACGTTAACTTATGAAGATGTAACTAATATTGATTCAGTTGGACTTATAACCGCTAGAAGCGGTGTAAGAATAACTAATGGTGGATTAGTTGTAACTGCTGGTGTTTCCACCTTTGGTGGCATTTTAACAACAACTAGTGATGTGTATGTCGGTGGTGATCTATATATTTCTGATGACATAACATTAAATGAATTTACTGCGGTAAATGGAAACATTACAGGAATTTTAACTGCTGCTACTGCTAATGTTACTGGAACGTTAACTGCAGGACTCATAGATGGAGGCTCATTCTAATGGCAAAACCAAGTACCAAACAAGGATTAATAGATTACTGTAAGAGACAACTTGGTGCTCCAGTATTAGAAATTAATGTTGCTGATGATCAAATAGATGATTTGGTTGATGATGCAATTCAGGTATTCAATGAACGTCATTATGACGGTGTTGAAAGAATGTATCTTAAACATAAGATAACTGCGGATGATATTGCTAGAGGAAGAGCAAAAAATACAGACGGTGTAGGTATTGTGAATACTTCTGCAGAATCAACACCTGTTAGTGGTATTGGTACAATTACTTCAGAATGGTATGAAACATCTAATTTTTTACAAGTTCCAGATTCTGTAGTTGGTGTTGAAAAAATATTTAAATTTGATACTAGTACCATATCAGGTGGTATGTTTAGTATAAAATATCAGTTATTTTTAAATGACTTATATCAATTCAATTCAGTTGATTTGCTTCAATATTCAATGACTAAAAGTTATTTGGAATCTATTGATTTTCTTTTAACAACAGATAAGCAAATAAGATTTAATAAAAGACAAGATAGATTATATTTGGATATTGACTGGGGAGCAGAAGAAGCTGGTAGTTGGTTAATTCTTGATTGTTATAGGGCATTAGATCCTGCAACATTTACTCAAGTATATAATGATATTTTTGTTAAAAGATATCTAACCGCATTAATCAAAAGACAATGGGGTCAAAATTTAATTAAGTTTAGAGGTGTTAAACTTCCTGGTGGAATTGAACTTAATGGTAGAGAAATTTTTGAAGATGGTCAACGTGAAATTGATTATCTTCGTGAAAGAATGATGATTGAATATGAAGTACCTCCTTTGGATATGGTAGGTTAATAATTATGGCATTAAATCCCTTTTTTTTACAAGGTTCACCAAATGAGCAAAGATTGATTCAAGATTTACTCAATGAGCAATTAACAATTTATGGTGTAGAAGTAACTTATATACCTAGAAAAATTATTAATAAGGATAGTATTTTTACAGAAGTAGAAGCTTCTACTTTTGATGATAATTTTTCTATAGAAGCATATGTCAATACATATGAAGGATATGATGGTGCTGGAGATATAATGACTAAATTTGGTGTTAGTTTAAAGGATGAATTGACATTAACAATATCAAAAGAAAGATTTGAAGATTTTATTGCTTCTTATATGATATCAATGCCAGATGGTCAGATTGAAGTTGGTACTCGACCACAAGAAGGTGATTTAGTATATTTTCCTCTGGGTCAAAGATTATTTGAAATAAAATTTGTAGAACACGAAAAACCTTTTTATCAATTAGGTAAAAATTATGTTTACCAATTACAGTGTGAATTATTTGAATATGAGGATGAGATTATTGATACTAGTATTGCTGAGATTGACGAAACTATTGAAGATATTGGATTTATTACAAATTTAACTTTATATTCTTCTGGAAATACTGCAACTGGAACCGCTACTACTTCTACTGGATATGTAAGAAATATCTTATTAAATCAGGATGGTTATGAATATGATGTAGTTCCAAATGTTTCCATATCAAACGCTCCTGTTGGAGGAACTAATGCAACAGCAGTAGCAATAACTACTTCTATTAATAATGTTTATTCAGTAAAAGAAATACTATTAACCAATGCTGGTGCTGGTTATACTATTACACCAACTGTTACTATAGTAAGTGCGGCAACAACTGCAACGAATGGAGTTACAACTTATCATGGAGTTGGAGCTGCAGCGACTGCATCTTTAGTTACAAGTGGTGTTGGTATTAAAAGTCTTGGAATTACTACATCAGGTACTACTTATACATCTACTCCTGTCATAACAATAGCAGGTGCTACTGGTGTAGGAACTGCGAGTGCTAGAGCAATAGTTAGTGCTGGTGGTACAGTTACAAATGCATATATTATTGATGCTGGTATTGGTTATACAACAGCATCTGTTACCTTTGGTGCACCTGGTTCTGCTGGAATTGGTACATATCAATTTAATGAAGTTGTAGTTGGGGCAAGTTCTAGTACAACGGGAAGAGTTAAGAACTGGGATAAAGATACTATGGTACTTCAAGTTGGTAATGCAGATGGTGTATTTTATGAAGGTGAAACCATTGTTGGATCTGATTCTGCTGCCTCATATACTATTGGTGATGTGCCAGAGGGTGATAATTTAACTAAATATGATCAGAACAGCGAAATTGAGTTTGAAGCAGACTCCATTCTAGACTTTAGTGAATCAAATCCATTTGGGCAAGTATAATGCTAGGAACATATTTTTACCACGAAATTATTAGAAAGACTATTATATCTTTCGGTACAATATTCAACGGTATATCAATTAAACATGAAAAAAGTGATGGTGAAGAATTTAGTGAAATGAGAGTTCCATTATCTTATGGGCCTGCTCAAAAATTTCTTGCTAGGTTAGAACAGCAACCAGAATTAAATAAACCAATTCAAATAACACTTCCTAGAATGTCATTTGAAATGAATAATATTTCATACGACTCTACAAGAAAGGCAGGTGTTACTCAAACATTTAAAACTTCAGATGGAACTAATATGAAGAAAGTTTTTATGCCTGTTCCATATAATATTGGATTTGAATTAAATATTTTCACTAAATTGAATGATGATGCATTACAGATTGTAGAACAAATATTACCATATTTTCAACCTTCATTTAATCTTACTGTAGATTTAGTAAGTTCGATTGGAGAAAAAAGAGATATTCCCATTGTTCTTGATAATATATCCTTTCAAGATGATTATGAAGGAGATTTTTCTACGAGAAGAGCACTTATATACACATTAAATTTTACGGCAAAAACATACGTATTCGGTCCTATTGCTAAGTCTACTGACGGCCTTATCAAAAAAGTTCAAGCTGATTTGTATACTGATACAAATACACAAACTGCCAAACGTGAGATGAGGTATACGGCAACACCTGTTCCTGCAGATGTAGAACCAGGTGATGATTTTGGATTTAGTGAAACTTGGACTGATTTTAGTGATAGTAAAACTTATAGTCCAACAAGACAAACAGATGTTTAAATTATGAGTAATACTTATGATCCTATTGACGAAGCACTTAATACTAGCAGTATTGAAGTATCGGATACTCCTGAGAATGGGTGTGTAAAAAGGAAAGATAAATTAAGAGATGTTAGTAAAGAAGTTCAACAAGATTATGATTATACTCGTTCTAATTTATATTCTTTGATCGAAAAGGGTCAAGAATCTCTTAATGGTATTATGGAACTTGCAGGTGAGAGTGCAAGTCCAAGAGCATATGAAGTTGCAGGACAAATTATTAAGTCAGTTGCTGATACTACTGATAAGTTAATGGAACTTCAGAAAAAGGTAAAAGAAGTTGATGAAGATAAGCAAAAAACAACCAATAATGTTACTAATAATGCAGTATTTGTTGGCTCCACATCAGAGTTATCAAAAATGTTAAAACAAGGTTTCATAAAGGATAAAGGATAGTCTTATGGCTGATAATGATGTGTATTTGGGTAATCCCAACCTTAAAAAGGCAAATACACAAATTGAATATACTGAAGAACAGATTATAGAATTTCTTAAATGTAAGGAAGACCCTGTATATTTTGCTAACAATTATATGAAGATTGTTTCTCTTGATGAGGGTTTGGTTCAGTTTAAACCATACGATTTTCAAGAGAAATTAATAGAAAGATTCCATGAGAATAGATTTAATATCTGTAAGATGCCTCGTCAGACTGGTAAATCTACTACGTCTGTAGCGTATCTTTTACATTATTGTGTTTTTAATGATAGTGTGAATATTGGTATTCTTGCAAACAAGGCAGCGACTGCTAGAGACTTACTAGGTAGATTACAGACTGCTTATGAGAATCTTCCTAAGTGGATGCAGCAAGGTATTATTGCTTGGAATAAGGGATCATTAGAATTAGAAAACGGATCAAAAATATTAGCAGCATCTACATCTGCTAGTGCGGTTCGTGGTATGTCGTTTAACATACTATTCCTTGATGAGTTTGCTTTCGTTCCAAATCATATCGCAGAAGATTTCTTTAGTTCAGTTTATCCTACTATTACTTCAGGTAAAACAACGAAAGTAATAATGGTTTCAACCCCAAGAGGTATGAATCATTTCTATAGGTATTGGCATGATGCGGAAAGAAATAAGAATGAATATCTACCTACAGATGTTCATTGGTCCCAAGTTCCAGGAAGAGATGCTGAATGGAAAAGGCAAACTATTGCCAATACATCAGAACAACAATTTAAAATTGAGTTTGAATGTGAGTTTTTAGGTTCTGTTAATACTTTAATTGCTGCAACTAAACTTAGAAACCTTGTATATGAAGAACCACTACAAAGAAATGCTGGTTTGGATATTTACGAAAATCCAGTTAAAGATCACAATTATATAATTACTGTCGATGTGGCAAGAGGTTTGGGAAATGATTATTCTGCATTTTTAGTTTTTGATACGACAGAGTTTCCATATAAGGTAGTTGCTAAGTATAGAAATAATGAAATTAAACCAATGTTGTTTCCTAATATTATACATGATGTTGCGAGGGGATATAATCAAGCATTCTTATTAATTGAAGTTAATGATATTGGAGATCAAGTAGCTTCTATTCTAAATTATGATTTGGAATATGATAATCTTCTAATGGCTACCATGAGAGGAAGAAGTGGTCAAATAGTTGGACAAGGATTTTCTGGTAAGAAAACTCAACTTGGTGTAAGGATGACATCTGCAGTTAAAAAATTAGGATGTTCAAATCTTAAAACTTTACTTGAGGATGATAAGTTAATTACTTGTGATTATGATATCATTTCAGAATTGACGACATTTGCACAAAGGGCAAATTCTTTTGAAGCAGAGGAAGGATGTAATGATGATTTAGCAATGTGTCTTGTTATATTTGCATGGTTAGTATGTCAGGATTATTTTAAAGAAATGTCTGATCAAGATGTTCGTAAAAGGATATATGATGAACAAAAAAATCAGATAGAACAAGATATGGCACCATTTGGTTTTGTATCTGATGGATTTGAAGATATGGAGAGTTTTGTAGATGGTGATGGAGATAGATGGCACACTGATGAATATGGAGATAGATCGTACATGTGGGACTATCGATAAAAAAATGCGTGTAAAAAAGATAATTTAATAAATATTTCTAGAATAAATTTGGACTGCGAGGGGAAATTAAGATGCCACTAAATCTAGCATCTCCTGGAATTTTAGTTAGGGAAGTTGATTTGACTCTTGGAAGAGTCGATCCAACTACCGATAAAATAGGTGGAATAGTAGGACCTTTTGCTAAAGGACCAGTAGGAACACCAATAAGGATTACTACTGAAAACGATTTACTTAATACTTTTGGGAAACCATATTCAACTGATAAACAGTATGAAACATGGTTAACTGCATCATCATATTTGTCATATGGTGGACAATTAAATGTTGTAAGAGCTGATGATTTTAATTCAACTACAGGAGTTGGGTTGAAAAATGCTTTTGTAGGAACTGCCTCTAGTGTAAGGATTAAGAGTGTAGAACACTATGAAGAACTAGGATATGAAACCAATGTTCTTGCTGGTGTGACGGTTGCTGCAAAGAATCCAGGATCTTGGGCAGAAGGCGTTAAAGTTGCAATTATTGACGGTAAAGCAGATCAAATTTTAGAATTAAGTACAACTGGTATTTCTTCTTTTGTTCCAGCAATTAATAATAGAAGTGGTGTTTTAGTTGGTTCTGCATCCACAGTTGGAATCGTCACAACATCAATTGTTGTAGGACAAGAAGTTGTTTGTGATGTTGCAGGGGTTCTTCCTGAGACTACAAAAGTTTCAAGTATTGCTGCTGGTATTATTACCTTAGATAAATCATCTTTATCTTCTGTAGATTTAACAACAACATTTGATATTGGTGCAACTACTACTACTGCTAAAGCATTAGCAGTTGGTTATGGTGTAACTCAGGCAGTTCCATCAGGTACTGTAGTTTCCAGAACTGGAGTTGGTGCTGGAACAACTCAACTTCTAGATGGATACTTCAAAGGAATTGTTACTGAAGTTGAATCTGGAAAGGCTGGAGTTAAGTTCATAAGTCATATTTCTGGTTTAGGAACAGAGACTGTAAAGGATTATAATAGCATCTATAAGTTTGGAACTACAGGAGATGTCACTTTCCATGATGATAGTGCTACTGGTTATGGTGTAACATCCGTTACTTCACAAAAAGATTGGTTCGATGCACAAGAACTTGAAGTTTCTACTGCAACTGTTGGTGGAGCAACTACAACTGTTAACATAAAATGGAACAGTCTTGCAGAGCGTCCTACTACATCAGAGTATGTAGCCGCACGAGGTGGAAGATTTGATGAACTTCATGTTGTTATACTTGATGCAAAAGGAACTATTACAGGAAATGCAGGATCAATTTTAGAAAAACATTTAAATCTTTCTAAAGCATCTGATGCCACATTCTCTGTTGGATCTGATTCTTATTGGAGAAAATACTTAGAAACTTCTTCAGAGTATATCTTTGGATTAAATGAACCTACAGGAGTTACAACTACTGGATTTGGTAGTGGTAGTGGTGGATTTAAACCTTTCGCAGATGTTTCTTGGAATCAAGAAGCTGAAGGAATTGTATTTGGTGGTGGTGGAGTAGTTAATGGTACTTTATCAGGTGGTTTAGATTATGCTGGTATTGCAACAATAACCACTACTGGAGCACTTGATTGTGGATTAGATGATTTGGTTGGTGGGTATGCACTATTTGAGAATGATACTGCAGTTGATGTAGATTTCTTACTTCAAGGATCTTCTAAGGGCGGTAAAGATGATACTACTGCATTAGCAACTAAATTGATTGCTGTTGCCGAATTGAGAAAAGATGCGGTTGCATTTATTTCTCCTTATAGAGCAGCAATGATTTCTGATAGTTCTGATCAAGATGCAGTACAGGTCTTGAGTGATGCAGATATCACAAATAATGTCATTGAGTTCTATGAACCAATAACATCTTCATCATATGCCATATTCGATAGTGGATATAAGTATATGTTTGATAGGTTTGCAAATACATTCAGATATATCCCTTTAAATGGTGATATTGCTGGATTATGTGCAAGAACTGATATCAATCAGTTCCCTTGGTTCTCTCCTGCTGGTACAGCAAGAGGTGCAATTAATAATGCTGTTAAATTAGCATATAATCCAACCAAGGAACAAAGAGATCGTCTTTATTCTGCAAGAATAAACCCAGTAATAAATTCTCCAGGTTCTGGAATAATATTATTCGGTGATAAGACTGGATTTGCTAAAGCATCTGCATTTGATAGAATCAATGTTAGACGATTGTTTATCTTCCTTGAAGATGCAATTTCTGCTGCTGCAAAAGATCAACTCTTTGAATTCAACGATGAAATTACAAGGACTAACTTTGTAAATATTGTTGAACCATTCCTCCGTGATGTTCAGGCTAAACGAGGTATTCAGGATTATGTTGTTATTTGTGATGAAACAAATAACACTGCTGCAATTATTGACTCAAATGAGTTTATTGCAGATATATACATTAAGCCTGCAAGATCAATTAACTTCATTGGTCTGACATTCGTTGCCACTAGATCTGGCGTTTCATTTGATGAAGTAATAGGTAACGTTTAATTAATTAAGAGGTCCAAAAACAATGCCAAGTAGAGTTCAACAGAACAGTATTCCACTAAGGAAAATCAGTGACTTCAAAAGTAAGTTAACTGGTGGTGGAGCTAGGCCGAATCTCTTTGAGGTTGAACTAGCGTTTCCTACAGCAGTTGCCGTTGAAAACGATACCTTGCAAAAATCAAGGTTTTTAGTTAAGGCAGCAGCACTTCCTGCATCAACAGTTGCCCCAGTCGAAGTTCCATTCAGAGGTCGTATTTTAAAGATCGCTGGAGATAGAACATTTGAAACATGGACAATCACAGTTCTTAATGACACAGATTTTGTTATTCGTTCTGCTTTTGAAAAGTGGATGAATGTCATTAATAGTATGGAGGATGCAACAGGTCTTCAGAGTCCAGAAGACTATCAAAAAGATGCTACGGTTCATCAGTTAGATCGTGATGCTGGTATTTTAAGATCTTACAAATTCTGGGATATTTGGCCAACCAATATTTCCACAATTGATCTTAACTATGAGACTACAGATACTCTTGAAGAGTTTACTGTAGAAATGCAAGTTCATTGGTGGGAAGCTTACAAGGGCACATCTCCAGCGGCTGGCGGTGAAAATATTAGATAAATAGTGCTATAATAGGTAAAAAGATTATACGATGACAAAACTTTTTGGTTTTTCTATTGGAGACAAAGAAAAAAAATCCCCTAGTGTGGTATCACCCATTCCTCAAAATAATGAGGACGGGGTTGATAATTATATTACTAGTGGATTTTATGGATCCTATGTAGATATTGAAGGTGTCTATAGAACTGAATTTGATTTGATTAAAAGATATCGTGAAATGGCATTACATCCAGAAGCGGATGGTGCCATTGAAGATGTCATAAATGAAGCAATTGTAAGTGATCTATATGATTCACCAATTGAAATTGAATTATCCAACTTAAATGCAAGTGATAAATTAAAAAAAGCAATTAGAGATGAGTTTAGAAATATAAAAGAAATATTAGATTTTGATAAAAAATCGCATGAAATACTAAGAAATTGGTATGTTGATGGAAGACTGTATTATTTTAAAGTAATTGATACTAAAAAACCAGAAGAAGGGATACAAGATTTAAGATATATCGATCCTATGAAGATGCGATATGTTAGACAAGAGAAGAAGTCAAATAAGAATGATTATATGAATGTGAAATCCAATAGTACTGGTGATAATGAAAAGGTTGTAACTCCTGAGATTGAGGAATATTTTGTGTACACACCAAAACCAAATTACCCTACAGGTATGATAAGTAGTGGTGGTGGATCTAAAGGTGTAAAAATATCAAAAGATTCGGTCACTTATGTAACTTCAGGTCTTGTAGATAGAAATAAAGGAACTGTTCTTTCATATCTTCATAAGGCAATTAAGGCCCTTAATCAACTTAGAATGATTGAGGATAGTCTTGTTATCTACAGATTGTCAAGAGCACCAGAAAGAAGAATATTCTACATTGATGTTGGTAATCTACCAAAAGTTAAAGCAGAACAATACCTCAGAGAGGTAATGAGTCGTTAT